ATCTAATGTTGCTGGATCAACTCAAGGAATTAAATTTTTTAATCTTTATGGCTTAAAAACAAATACCTTAAATGTTGAACTTCTAAAAAGTGATTCAATAATTGATTACACAATTCCTGCTGTTTCTGATCTTGGTGGATTTTTTGCCAGAGCAAAAAATAGAAATGAACAGTATTTGACAATTGCAGGACTAGATCGTGCAACAGTATTAAATGGTAGCATTATAAATCCAATCGAATGGTCTGGAAATCTTAAAAACTATTTGAGATCAAACAAAGTAAATTTCTTTGTAAACTACGTTCCAAAATTTTTAGGATCTGATTTGGTAGGCGCAACTGCCGCAACTGGACCAATCACTGTAAATGACAGAATAGGACCAGCAAGACTTCGTTCTGAGATCATCAATTCAGTAAACAATGTTGCATTTAAGTACATCTTTGAAATAAACAATCAGACAACCAGAGATCAGGTTGTAAGTGAAGTACAAACTGCCTTGGATACATATTCTTCCTACTTGGATACAACAGCTACGCAAATTATATGTAATGAAACAAACAATCCAAATGCATCACAATTAAACATTGATTTGGTAGTCAAACCATTGCTAGGAACTGACTCCTTCGTGGTTAACTTCACTTACACACAATAATGACAAATTCGATAATTGATTTCAAGAATAACTTCAATGGAGGCACAAGAGCCAATAGATTTATTGTCTATCCCTCTTGGCCCGTTGGCATAAGTGTTCCAATTACCGATGCTCAATTTAAGATTGTTTCTGCTTCTTTGCCAATGGCTACAGTCAACAGCATTAGCATCCCTTATCGTGGAAGATTAATAAATTTTGCTGGAGATCGTCAATACAGCCCATGGGTTGTTGGAATCTACGATGACGGCAATTCTCAAAATATATGGACTGCTCTGCAAAGATGGAAAGAAGCATTGGACGGCCATTGGACGCACAGAGTTGCAAACAATGATTTTACATACAGAACCCTTCAAACAACTTGGAGAATTGATCAGTTAGACGTAAATGCAAATCAAGTTTTGCGAAGAATTTATCTTTATAAATGTTGGCCAAGCGTAATTGGTGAAATTGGTTTGAACATGGGTGAAAATGATTTTGTGTCTTTTTCAGCCACCTTGACATTTGATAACATCAAAATAGAGGGAATCTGATATGTTAAATGAATTCAAGACAAACTTTTTTGGAGGAACCAGATCAAACAGATTTTTGGTCAATGGTACTATTCCGGGTGGAAACAGTGTCGGAACACCTCGTTTTACAAAATACCATATTCGTTCAACCATTCTTCCACAGGTAATGTCAACAACACTGACGTATGATCATTTTGGAAGAAAATACTTTTATCCTGGTGAAAAACAATATACAAGTTGGGCATTTGTTGTTTTGGATGATACAGGTGACAAAAATTTGTGGAGAGCATTTCAAAACTGGCAAAACAACATAAACAACAACAATACAAATGTGTCATCTTTGATAAATCAACAATCGTCATACAAGGCAACTGACTGGGAAGTCCATCATTTAGACTTAAATGGTGAAACCGTATTGAAAAAATTTGTATTACATGGTTGTTGGCCCGCCAAGATCGGCCAATTGACTCTAAATATGATGTCGCCCAATACTATGAACAGTTTTGAAGTCATGATCATGTTTGATTATATGGAAATTTTAAGTGGAACAACTCCAATCACAAGAAGGACGTGATAAATTATGGAACTAGAACTTTTTGGATTTGAATTTGGTAAGAAAAGAACTTCAAAGCAGGAGAAACAAGAAAGAACACTGCAATCTTTTACGGCTCCTGAAATTTATGATGGAACCGTAACGGTAGAGGCTGGTGGATTCTTTGGAACTGCACTTGATTACGCTGCAAGCATGCGTGATGAAAGCGCATCGGTAGTTCAATACAGAAACATGTCTATCTATCCGGAAGTTGACAACGCGATAGATGAAATCGTAAATGCTTCAATTGTATTAGGGACTGACAGAAAGCCAGTAAAATTAGATCTAAGCAATCTTCCTGTTTCTGACGTAATCAAGAATAAAATTTATAGAGAATTTGAAAGAATTCTTCACCTTCTTGATTTTAACAATAAATCATATGAGATCTTCAGAAGATGGTACATTGACTCAAAAGTCTATTACAACATTGTGATTGACAAGGAAAAACCAACTGACGGAATCAAAGAAATACTTCCGGTTGATCCTTTAAAAATCAAAAAGATTCGCAAAGTGAAAAAAGAAATGGAGCGTTTGGAAGGTCAATCCATTTCATTGATTAAGGACATTGAAGAGTATTACCTTTATACAAACACTGACAAAGAATCCTACATGTTGACTGGTCCAGGTGGTCTTCAGCTGTCGTTGGATAGCATTGTCTATGTTCCTTCAGGAATCGTAGATCTCAACACCAAGCGTGTTCTTGGCTATCTTCACAAAGCCATTCGTCCATTGAACATGTTGAGACAACTAGAAGATGCTCTTCTAGTTTACCGCATTGCACGCGCACCTGAACGCAGAGTGTTCTATGTTGACGTAGGACAATTGCCGAAGCAAAAGGCCGAGCAGTACATGCGCGACATGATGAGTCGCTTCCGCAATCGTGTAATCTACAACCAAGCAACCGGCGAAGTTCGTGATGAAAGAAACCATCTGTCGGTGCTTGAGGATTACTGGCTTCCCCGCCGTGAAGGTTCAAGAGGAACGGAAATTTCCACTCTTCCCGGTGGTCAGGCCATGTCCCAGATCGAAGACGTTGACTACTTCAAGAAGAAGTTGTACATGTCATTGAATGTCCCGATCAGCCGATTGACATCTGAATCCACGGGTTTCAACATGGGACGATCTGTTGAAATCACCCGAGAAGAAGTAAAGTTTTATAAATTCATTGACAGAATTCGGCATCATTTCACCAAATTATTTGCCGACATGTTGAGAGTTCAACTTCTTCTCAAGGGTGTCATGACCGATGATGATTGGAGAGAATTGAAGGGAGACATCAACTATGTCTTCAATACCGACAACTATTTCTGGGATCTCAAGGAAGCAGAAATTCTTGCAGAGCGTCTTAAGATGGTTCAATTTGTCGATCCTTACATTGGTAAATATTTCTCTTCCGATTATGTCAGAAAAAATATTCTTCGTCAAAGCGAGGAAGACATGCGTGTAATGGACAAACAAATGGAAGTTGACAGACAGAGAATGCAGCAAGAGCAGTTGGCAATGATGGCTCAACAGCAGGCTCAGGAAGCACAACAACAGCAATCAGAGGGTTAAAATGGATATTTCAAAAACACTTTTAAAAAATGGAATCAAGGAAATGCTTTCTGAAAATGAAGCATACTTCAAGCAAAACATTGAACAAGCATTGGCTGTCAAACTGAATGAATCCATTTTTTCAGTACGAGAAGAAGTCTCCAATCGTCTTTTTGAGAACGAACAGTCTACCGAAGAGACACCAGATTTACAAAAATTTATTCATTTTATGGAAAATTTTGAAGGTGGAAAAGTAATATTGAAGGATAATTCTGTTATAAATATTACTGAAAATGAAAAGGAATTGGTAAAAAGTTTGTTTGAGTCTCTGAATTCAGAAAACAGAAAAAGAATGACTCAAGAAATTTTTAATAATACAACAACATTCAAGCAACACATTAAGTTTGCACAAGAAACCAGGAAACTACAATGAAAAACGAAATCAGAGACATGTTAAAAAATGCAATTCAAGAAAACGCGGTTTCTTTCAAGGAAACAACTTCAAAAGTTCTTTATTCCAAGATTGGAAGCAAACTTGAAGAGCAATACAAGACCGTTGCCAAAAAAATCCTAGGAACAAACAATGAAACTGATAACGGAACTAACTGAAGATATCAAGTATATCAAAGAAAACATCGGAAACGGTGAAAAGACATATTTCATCGAAGGTGTTTTCATGCAATCTGATGTAAAGAATCGCAACGGCAGAGTCTATCCAAGCGGCATACTCAAGAAGGAATGTGGTCGTTATATTACCGAGTATGTTGAAAAGGGCCGTGCAATGGGAGAATTGAATCACCCCACAGGCCCAACAGTCAACCTAGACCGGGTTTCACACATGATCAAGACTCTCCATGAAGACGGAAAAAACGTCTATGGAAAGGCAAAAGTTCTTGACACCCCAATGGGAAGAATTGTCAAGAATCTGATTGATGAAGGTGCTCAACTCGGTGTATCTACCCGTGGAATGGGTTCTCTTCGTCCAAAGAATGGATACCAAGAGGTCCAAGAAGATTTCATGTTGGCCGCTATCGATATCGTAGCAGATCCCTCAGCCCCAAATGCTTTCGTAAATGGAATCATGGAAGGAAGAGAATGGATTTTTGAAAATGGTATGTGGAGTGAAAGAGACCGTGAACAAGCAGTCAAAATTATCAAAAATTCATCAAAGCGCGATCTTCAAGAAAACATTGTAAAAGTTTTCAATAACTATTTCAAGAAACTCTCATGAACTATACGATTCCAGCCAATACAAAAGAATATTTGTCTGCGTTGTTAGAACAAAAAATTCAAAACAATGCAAATGAATGTTTG